TTAGCCCTAATTTGGTTTTGTCTTTCTTGTTCAGAAGCGTTTTCTGCTATACCCTTTGTCATAAAATGAGTTTGTTGCTGCAAGTTAATCATACGTTGCATAGCCGCTTCGGTACTCATACCACTTATTAGACCAAACTCCATACCTAATTTAGTACCTACGCCCATTGTACCCGGACCCATAACACCGCTTAGTTGCGCCATTCTAGCCGATGCTGCAAAGGCTTCATCAGCAGCGAACCCAAAACTTAAACCTAATTCTGTAACTTCTTGTTGTACTGCGGAAAAATCGTGTGCTGCTGTCAAAAACTTTTCTAACTCTATTCTTCCTTCTTCTATTTCTCTTGCTACGGGTATTACCGACTCCATAAACGCCCCAAATTGGTCGCCTATGGCTATACCTGCATCTTGAATACCTGTCACGGCATCAAGCATAATTGCTTGGAACATTACACTTGCTGCTTTAGCATCCTTTAGTAGCCTGTTTGCTTGGAATGTACCCATAATGTCGAATACAATTCGGGATGCACCAATTGGTATATTACCACCTCACGCTACTATTCTTTTTATAAATCATTCTCCAACACTATCTCCACTACCGCCCTTTATAGGGACCCCGCTATCTCTAAGTGCTTTAAGAACACCGCCACCGTCTGATAAGTGTTTTCTTTTCTCTCTTCTTTGGTCCCTTCTTGCTACTGCGCTCTTAGCATCTGTTTTTGCATCTTGCGTAGCCTCTTTAATTTTATCATTTATATCCATAGCAATTAATATATCTAATTGCATTTTATATGCACCGCCTTCGCAGTCATATTTATCGAATAGGTCCGAGGGTAAAACCCCCTTAAAAGCCATACATAGAGAGGGGGCTACTCTAATAAAGTCTATAAAGGGACTGCGCCTTCTTCTGTGTCGCCTCTAACGAATAATAAAATATCTTGTAATTCCTCGAAGGTAAGAGTATCTATATCGAAACCTTCTGTTAATATACACTTAGGAATCCATTCTTCTATTTGTGATTGCATTCCGCCGCCCATTTCTTCTATTTTATTAGCAAACTCTTCATTTTGTTGTGTAGTCCACTCACTAGGCTCTCCTGCATGAGACATTTCTCTAAAGGCTTTAGCCTGTATATTAGTTATTTTAAGTTTAGCCATTCCTGACGCTTGTTTAACCCAAATCTTGCTTCCATCATTTAATTCTATTTCTTTTTTTAGTACCGGCATTTCTATCACTCCTTTTCTTTTGTTTTGGCGGTTCCGCCTCGCTTATTAGACGGACTGTTCCATCCTCTTTAATTTCCCAAACACCTAAAGTGTTTATGAAGGTATTCCTATCATTCATTCTTCTTCATCTACTTTTGGCGTAAAAGAACGGGGTAACGCTTTCATTACTTTATCCCATTCCTTAGAATTGATTGCTTCTTCTCTTGTAAGTGTTTCTACTATTCTATATCTTAATAGACCCAAAGCATAACCTTCTTTTCTTCTTGATTCTTCACTCCACCACCAAATATCTTCGGCAGGGTGCTGCCCTAATGCGGCAGCCAAAACTTCTATATCTTTACTTGCTACTAATACTTTCATTTTTACACCTTACTGTTTTTTAGATTTCTTAGCAGCCTTCTTTTTAGGTGCTGCTTTCTTTTTTCTTTCGATAAGTTTTTCAACTAATCTACCATCTTTTATTTCTTTAGACCAAATGTTTCCTTCTTTATCTTCGTATGTTTCCATTTTACTCACCTTATGTTTATGCTACATCAATCCATACTACGGTTAATGTAATAAAATTACTATCTTTTTTTCTTGAAGTATCACAAGAAATTACTACGTCATCGTTGGCTATTGCAGCCCTAAATGCTGTTTGTACTTCTGCTGCTGTACCTGTAAAAGCATTGACCTTTAGTTTAGTTTTGTCTGCAATTATTGTACCACCATGATTGTTAGTCATACTTAATCACCTTAGTACATTTCCGTGTAGGAAGAATTAGACAAAGATGCACCTTGATAACCTATCTCTATTGATTTACCCGATACAGGGTTTACTAATGCCGTAAAACCTACTGTCATTGTGTTTGAATCTCTTCCACTAACACCTGCACCTGTTGGTGCATCAAATCTTAGATGGAATAACTCAATAACCATTTTGTTATCTACTGCGCCTTCTTCTATAAACTCTAGTTTCATAACAGAAGCATCGTCAAACGCTTGTGCTTCTGTGTTGTATTCTAATCCACCTTCTTGAATTAGTGTAGCCCATGTAGGTACATCTGTTGTACTTGTATAAACTACTTCGTTAAAGTCAATGCTACCTGTAATCTCCATCAATTGTGAAGCAGGTGCAGTCCTGTATGTAGAAGAACCTAATCCGTATGCGTTATCAGTATCTCTATTCATAGAAATATCTAGTGATATTCCTTTAACTACTGCTGTTGCGCCACCGTAAGTACCATCAGCGTTAGCGTTAAAGTAAACATTACCGTTAGCAAAGTGTAAAGCACTTAGAGCCTCACCGGAAAAATCGGGTGTATCTAATGCGCCTATGTCACTTTCAGCCTTTCCTACGAAATCAGCACTTATCATAACGTATTCTCCTACGTTAGCAGTTAGGCTAAAACTATCAACCATCATACCTGTAAAAGTGTGTTCTTTTTGTTCTCTACCTACTCTTACGGTATAAGAAGGATAACCAATTTTGTACCATTTTGCCGCATCAAAATCTTCGGCTGATGAAATTGCTGTTACACATCTGTAAACATCTCCTTGATATGTACAGTAAGAATCTACGTCAATACTAGCCGGGCCACTTCCTGTGTCGGGATAGTTAATAACATTAAAAGCATCACTAGTACTTAGTTTTGCACTAAGAGCGTAAGATGCAGGTTTCATAGTATGTAATTGTGCAGAACCACTTAGTGTCCTTTTATCATCGGGTAAAATACCGTGTAAGACGTGTCCTAAGAAATCGTCTATCTGTGCAGCCATATTTATTGTCCCATCTGAATATTCTGTTCCTGTTTGCATTTTTGATGAGATTTGCCTACTTATGTCGCTTCTTGTAAGCATATCAAAAGACATAGCAAATGATTCATCATCTACTTCTCCGAATATTTCTGCATCACCGTCTGCGCCTGTTCCGTAGCCGGTTTCTCTTTCTAATGAAACATATCTATTATTAAACTCGCTTGTCATACTATTACCTCTAGTTAGTACTTACCACCTAAAGAGTCTCTTATCAATATTATCTATGTCTCATATCTATTTTACGCATATATGTAAGAGTTAATTGGTGTACACATACAGTTTCGTCATCATCCATTTTAGTATCTAGTAAAGCACTATAACTTGTAATACTATCTGTAGTAGCCAATACCCCTGTTTTTGTATATAATTCATCAAACACTTCACCCAAAATATTCATACCTGTTCTGTATGAGTTTTCGTAGTTAGTACCTGCTACTACAACATATATTTCTACATCATAATTTTGTGTTATTTTACTACCACCTAAAGAATCAAAGGTAGGAGAGCCTACGTTAGTTAATAAAACATGGATATTAGGACTTGGTAATCTATTTGTCATATCAGAAGATAAATCATAACCGTATATAATACTACTATCCGGTACTTGAGTTTTTAGATATAATCTTTTAGAATCTTTTAATGCCTCTACTATACCTAATCCCATCCTTGATAAAGTGTCTTGTGCAAAATCTGAAACCATAAGTTGTTCGGGGTCAAAAGCACCAAACTTAGAATAATATACACTAGACCATTTTATAGACCCGCTAATATTTCCCCATTGTATAATTTTAGAAGAACCTGTTGCGCCTGTTACAGTGTAATAAGCGGTTTCTGCACTATCATTTTGTATGATTTCATGTGTATATAATTTTGCTGCACCCGTAGAATCTAAACTTAACCTTAAAACTAATGGTACAGGATTTTGTTCCGCTAAAAGTAAATCTAAATTACTTATAGTGGTTGTTGTAGTACCTACTAACTTAATAGACGTAGCACTACCCGTACCTTTTACTTCAACTTTGTGAGTACCGTTATCTAATTTAATTAATACTTCATCGTTATTAGGTGCTGTATTATAAGACAAACAAGTTACAAATGTATATGCTGTATTTGTTGTTGGTGTTATCGTGTATGTACCGTTTGTTATAACCCAATTACCACCGGATGCAGAACCACCACCGGATGCAGCAGTCCAAGAGTCTTGAAAATTACCTGTTAGTGCAGTAGGGTCAGTACCGTTCATTCTACTGTTCCAATATTGTGTAGTTGTTGCTATTGTCATAATTAAGCC